ATCAACATTATGGCTATGTTTGTAGAATTAATAGGGAGTATTAAATGAGTCATCCAGACGGAGGAATGCCACCAAGAGAAGACGGACTTCAATTAGATATATCAAAAACAGATACTATTGTTTGTGAGAATTGTGGAAACGCATCTTTTATACAGGCATTTTTCTTAAAGAAAGTATCGGCCTTGGTATCACCAACAGGTAAAGAAGCAGTTATTCCAATACAAGTATTTAGTTGTGGAAATTGTGGAACAATACCAAAAAATATGATAGACCAAGTTGAACAGACAGCAACATAAATATAAAATAGGTAATTTAGAATTTACCTTAGTTAAAAAATCACCAAGTCAATCATCATTTAAAAAGTGGAAAGATGAATTTTTATCTTTACCTAAAATTAATAACTATAAAGTTTGGTTAACAGGTGGATTCTTAGAGGATTGGGAAACCAATGATATAGATTTAATTTTAACTGGTAAACCTAATTATGAAGAGGTAAAAAACTTATTGTATCAAGCCAGAATTATTGGTGTAAAGTATGGATTACTAATTGACATATCACATTGGGATACAGAACCTTCATATATTTATGAAAACTATCCAAGTGCTTGGGGTGTAGGTAGTGGTATTGAAAAATTTGTCGTAGAAAAACTAAACATTGATTTCAAACTAATTGTCAATGACGAACTAATAAAACAAGTAAAAGAATATGAAAAAGTTATAGAGGGACTATATAGATATAAGTTTACATATCCTACAAAAAAGCAACTAACAAGAAATTATAAATCTAAACCAATGTTACTAAATGAATAAAAAAATTATACATAATGTAGAAAAGTTTTACTATGATAATTACAGAGTGAATAAAAATGGAACCGAACGGGCATTAAATATTTATGAGAATAATTTTGGTAGATTAGATGGTGGAAGACAACACGACCCAATCTACAATGACGAAAATGCCAAAAGACAAATCTATACTTTTGGTTGTAGTTGGACTTATGGTTGGGGTTTAGAACAAAAAGAAGCATTTCCACATTTATTAGGTGATAAAAACACGGCAGTTCATAACTATGGAGCAGGTGGAACAGGTTTAGATTTTGCAGTCAAGACTTTATCAGAAGTTTACATACCAGAATCAAGACGACAAATATTTATTATTACGATTCCACACTTTTTTAGAAGAACTTGGTTTGATGACAATGGTGCAGTCTTAAGGTCGTGGCAGATACAAGAACAAACCAATATAAATGAATATAATCACTACTTTAATTTTCTACATAACTATGAATTACTAAATAGAATTATAGGTCGTGATAAAATCATATGGGGAACTTGGGAAGGGGACTTACCACGAAAACACTTTGATGTTCACTTTGATGTATTTGATATGGCAGCTGATATGTTGCATCCAGGAAAAGAATCACATAAAAGATATGCAGAAAAATTAAAGAAAATTATAGAGGAAAAATGCAAATAACTTCATTTGGTTGTAGTTTCACATTTGGTGAAGAGTTAGATGATTTACCAGATTGGTTTAATGATAAGTCAGACAAACGAAACTATATGCCACTCAAATTGAAATATGAAAAAGCATCTAAAAAAAGTTATCCTTATGTATTGGGTTCATTTTTAGATTTTGAGGTTGAGAATAATGGTTGGAGAGGTGGTAGTAATGATAGAATCTTTAGAACATTCTTTGACCATTTGATAAATAATAAAAAGAAGACAATTTACACTATACAATGGACATTTCCACATAGAACAGAATATTGGAGTGAGAAAAGAAATATGTTTAGAGGAATTGTGCCAGACTTCAATACCGACTTCAAGAAACAGAATTCAAAAAAAGAAAGTATAGTCTATTCATCAGAGTATTATTCAAAATTTCAAAATGATGATGTTGATAATAAAAAGTTATTAAGGTATATTTGGAGTGTAGATTCTTTATGTAAACAATTCGGACACGAACTAATTCAGTTTATGCCGATAGAAAATGAACTTGATATGTTGCCAGACTCATTTCTAAACTCAATAGAGATTATGACATTGGTAGAGAATAAAATTCATCCAACGGAAGAACAACATAAAAGATTGGCTAAATACTTATTAATAGGATTAACAAATGTATTACAAGATAGATTTAAGTAATTATGAACCACGAGAGGTTCCAAAGTATCAAGAGTTTACTAACTACAATGATATTAAATGGGCACAAATTGAGATGATATCTGAAGAGTTAGATAACTTTAAAGATTCATTTGGTAAATCTTGGAAAGAGTGGACACTTACAGACTTACGAGATAGACTAAAAGGTGGGTGGTCATTTTATTTAGTTGAGGGTGGTTGGTGTTTTATAGATTGGAATAGAAATTGGGATAGAAAATATCCTTATTTATGTAATCGTTATGTAATGCCAGAACATAGAAATAAAGGATTGGGTAGTGATTTAGTATGGT